ATTTCATCCGCTGAAACAAAAGGCTGCGCAGATTCGTTTATATCATACTTCAATTTCTCGTCAGCCATATGCTTTTCAACTTAATATAAACAATAAATATATATTATACAGTCATTTATAGCTTTTGTCAAGCATTTTGTGGAAAATAATTTTCTTCTCAATATCCAAAAACATCATCTGACATCTGATGTGTATCCAGATTTTGTTTAAATTGAAACATTTCATCATAGACAGAGGCTCTAGGACGCGACATTATAAGGTATCTGAGAGCATCATAGGCATGGTCTGGAGCTTTTGTATCAACATCTTCGGGTCTATTTTTATCAACCGGAAGTGTTTGTAATTCTCTGATAAGATTTGGACAGCTATTGAATATCTGCATTTTGGGTCTGCCATCTATCTTATTAGGTTTTAATCTTTCATGTACTTGTACTTTACCAGCCAATCTGTTCTTATCTGCTGGTCTTAGTTTATGTCCGGCTCTTACGAGTATCTCTCCTATGGTTGGACCAGTATATCCTGTTCTATTCCAAGCCGCACCGTCTAAAACTCCAGAGATAGAATATGCATCGCCCTCTTCATATATAGTTATACGCTCTGCTAAATCTTCCCCGGTTAATCCTTTTTGATATAGTTCCCTATATATAATGAGTGTATCATCATTGGGGTCAACCGCTGCCCATATTACAGCAGACTCTGCAGCATAGCCGTAGTCAACGCCTTTAAGTCTCGACCAATTAGGAGGTATATCAAAAGGAGGGATAATATGTTTATCTGCATCAAATTCTACAAAAGCGCATCCTTCATTGATATCCCAGTTGCCTTCTAGTAGTTGTCTTCTCTGTACGGGAGGAAGAGACTCTAGCATCTTTAAGTAATCGGTATCCGCTAGATAAGGATTATCCTGAAGAAGAGCAGGGATAAATTTTCTAACAACGCCATCCTTGCCCATAAAGGTTTCACCGGGCGGCGTTGGTTCTATATATCTTTTCTTTACCCAAGCTGCTCCGCTACCACCGGGGTTAGCGGTACAGCGCATATAGGTTTGTATTGCTGGGTTGGTGGTTCTCAAACGAGAAGCGAGATAGTTCCAAGCAAATTCTGTAGGCAAGTGAGTTATCTCATCAAAACCTATCCAACTATAGGCTTGTCCTTGGAATCTATAAACATCTGCGTCTTTCTCCAGAAAGGAGAATTGAATCGTAGCGCCAGAGGGAAACTTCCATATCTTGTCCACTTCTCTAAACTTGACACCTTTGAAAGCTTTTGGATAGAGTTCTCTGCTTTTATCTATAAGTTCCCTGAGTTCAGGCATAGAACGTCTGAGTATCAATGCCCTATGTTCCGCAATATGTGCATAACGCAGCGGGTCAACTAACATAGCATAGGACTTACCTCCGCCAGCTGCTCCACCATATAGTACATCTTTTTCGGGGGCGGCGAGGAAATCTGTCTGAGGTCCGGGATTGGGTCTAAAGAGTATTGTTTTACCAGCTAGGTTAGCACCCTTTATTGCTTCATCTGATATAATACTCTTTCGGGTATTCTTAGCAATTTTCTTTGCTATCTTGGTTGTCTTCTTTCTATTCTTAGCTATCTTATTTCTATTAGCTTTATCTGCTTTCCTAACTCCCTTGACTTTGCTAAACTTTCTAACAGTTCCTTTCTTATATCCTCTCTTCTTTGCAGGAGTACCGTCTACTTTAAGTTTTATATAATTTCCAGTGACATCGTAATGGTCTAACACTAAATCAGGATAGAGTTTAGAGAACTCGTCAAGAGTTATATATTTTAATTCTTTTTTCATTTAACGGGCGGACCAACAAACCAGTTAACTAATGAATATCTTGTGATATATAATAAAATACTTATAAAATATTTTTAATAATAACCTCAAAAGATACTCTTAAAGAATATTATACACTATATTTCTGAATTTGTCAAGGGGTTGTGGAAAATATATTTGGTGTTCCGCATTAGTATCTTGTATTTATTATTTTTAAGAGCCCGGCGGGGGATATTTTCCTATCTGTTTTGTAATATAACCAATCACAGGCTTCTCGTAGAGATAATCCTTTACCTTTTACATAATTGACCATCAAGTCTAGAGAATCTAGCTCTAATTGTACTGGTTCAAAGTATCCTTTGCGTTTTTCAGCGGGTTTATATCCAAATGGTATCGTTGGTCCTCTCTTTTTTATTAGTTGAACTTCCTTTTCTAGTAGACTATCCATCTATAATCTCTGCTTCGATGATTATTTCTTCTTTTGCTGGCATAACGAAGATGCCTCCGGTGACATTGTGGTCTATTTGTAGCTTATTCTCTTTAACTAAGCCAACTCTATCCAATAAACTCTGTGCTGCCTGTAGTTTTTGGTTGGCTTGAGGTATTGGCGCATCACTATCCATGATGTTGACTAGCTTATTCGCAGCTTTCGGGGCGTTCCGCGTCAATATCAGGTTGGCTATCTCTAGTATTTCATTCTTTAGTGACTTAACTAGTGCTGTAGAACCTGCGCCCTCTTGGTATCCCGCGGAAACCATCGCTTGATTTATATCGCCAGTGGAATTTGCGTATAGTGCATCCAAGAATGCCTGTTGTTTGGACGTATAGTTACGACCACCTGTCTTTACTACTTCTGGAAGTGCCATAATATTATTGTTTTGTTAAATATTACTATTATACACACAGTTTTCGTATTTGTCAAGTCTGGTTAACAGCTATTTTTTCCTTAAAAAGTGCGACATTGCTATAATTATATGGTGGGGGCGGGGGGGCGCATGCGTACGGGGGCGCACGCGCATAATGCGCGCAGGCGTGTGTGTGTGCGCGTGCATAATGCGTGCGAGCGCGTGTGTGTGATGCGCGCCCGCAGAACGCCCGCATGTGCGTGCATGACGCGGGCATGACGCGGGCATGTGTGGGCGTGACGCGGGCATGACGCGAGCATGTGCGAGTGTGTGCGAGCATGTGCGCAAGTGTGCGCAAGCATGTGTGGGCATGTGTGGGCATGTGCGAGCATGTGCGAGCATGTGCGAGCATGTGCG